GTAATTTAATAGCTTCTAAAAGTGCTTTTATTTCTTCATCTAATTTTAAATATTGTTGCAATGCAATATTAAATACTTCTATATTTTGACTATCTATACCTAAAGTAGTATCGTCATTTGTAGTAGTAGAATCATTAGTAGTAGTATCATTATCATTATCATTATAAGAATTTACATTTTCATTTTCATTATTATTTATTGTTGCAGTTGTTATTGCAATAATATTATCTATTTCTGATTCAATATTACTCATTTTTTATTATTTTATATATTATAAACTATTTATAGAATATTAATACTTTTTTTATATTAAAAATATATAATATAATTTATTTTATAAACTAACTTAGTAAAATTGTTTTATTTTTTTTTATTTATAAAAATTGATTTATATTTATTATATTGTTTAAATTACAATTAAATTGTTATACAATAAAATATTAATATTTTATAAAATGTCTAGTATAGAAAAAAAATATAATAAATTAAATGAAAAATCATTAAAAGGCTATATATTAATTAATGATAGAGACACATATATTAAATCTATTGTAAAAACATTATTAAAACCAAACTATAATATTATACCATTGGAATATATAGATGAAAAAATAAGAATTGACTGCATTCGCAAAAATATTGAATGTAATATAAATTATGATAATAGATTAGAAATATTAACTAATATATTTTTAAAAGAATGTACCAAAGAAACTTCAAAAATAATTTCAGAATTATGTAAATAATAATTTGTAAATAATAATTTATATATTTTTTATATAAAGATATAATTTATATAAAAACTATATACAGTTTATTTGTAAACATCATATAAATAACAAAAAATGAATAACGAGGACAAGCAAAGATTTTTAAGATATAGAAAGGGTTATAAACCTCAATCAGATGATATAGACATATTATTATATACTAAAAAACAAGAAGAATTAAAAGCTTCTAAACAAAAACAAGTTTTAGGATATATAAATGAGTGTAATGTAAATTCTGATACTTTAATAAAAAATATAACAAATAAATAATTACTTTTACTAATCACTTTTACTAATCACTGGTATTATTTGAACAACAACATAATTTTTTAAAAAAAGAGTTATTATTTTCAATATTATTAAGTAATTTTCTATTTATTTTATATTTTCCATTTTTTATTGCTACTATAATATCTATTATAGTAGGTATAGAGTCTAACGCCAATAGTAAATTTTGCTTTTTTTCTTTTGATAAATCAATAATATATTCTAATTTTTTATCAATAAATATATAAAATGCTTGTTCTACAATATTTTTTTTTTCAACACTTGTAAGATAATAATATTTATTTATTAAAATCATTAAAATATCAGCTATAGTACATATATTAACAAATAATTTTTCTGAATTATATTTTTTTTTAATTATTATTGTTGTTAATTTATCTATAAGTGAATGAATAATTTGCCCTGAACTTGCATAAATAAAATCATTATTATTATCATTACTATTATAATTATTTTTAATAATTTTACTACAATTAATAATAATTTCTATTATATTACTTATTGATGATAAAAATAATGTTTGGTCGTAATTAGATAAAGTTAAATCAATCATTACTAAACGATTAAATGCTTTTAAAACTGTATTTTTTTTATCAATATTTTCTGCATTATGATTATTTTCAATAATTTCCATTGCTTTTACTATAAGTATTATATAATTCTTACGATCTATATTCATATATCTTATATAATCTTGTAATTTGTTATATAAATGGTCTATTTCATCTAATTCACTATCATTATTTTTTTTATTTTTATTTTTATTTTTATTATTTGATAATCTAATATTTTTAAATACTCTAGAAGTATCTAGTTGTTGTTGATTTTTTGCACGTGTTGTATAACTAAAATCAGAACCTGAATTAAGAGAACTTACATTATCAATACTATTACCTAATAAATTATTGAATGATTTGACTTCATTAAAATCTGAACTAGTGAATGTAATATTAGAATCAAATGCATCAGAATCATTTATTTTAGTTATTAAATTATCATTATTTGGTATTATTTCATCAGGATTCCATGATGTTAATGTATTATTTATATAATTAATAATAGATTCCTTATTTTCAGTTTTATTATTTTCAATTTCAATTTCATTTTCATCAGAATATTCTGAAATATTATCAATATTTAAATTATTATTTACTAATATTAAAACTTCTGAATTAGGTAATATATTTGATTCTGTAGATATAGTTTCTATTGGTGGTATAGTTAGTATTGTTTCTGTTATTTCTATTGGTGGTATAGTTAGTATTGTTTCTGTTGGCGGTATAGTTAGTATTGTTTCGGGTGGTATAGTTAGTGTTGTTTCGGGTGGTATAGTTAGTGTTGTTTCGAGTGGTGTTGTTTCGGATGGTATTGTTTCTGTCGGTATAGTATATAGTGTTTCTAATTCTATAAATCCATTATTAGAATTTAAATTATCTTCCATTTTTGTCTAATATTTTACTATATACTAATAAATAAAAAAAATAAGAAAATGTAATAAAAATAAGAAAAAATGTAATAAAATTGTCTAAATATCTACTAATTATTTTGGGTAAATATTCTCCAAAATATTTTATTTGCAGGTTGTTCAAAAATATATTTTTCAACCATTAATGCTGAAATTGGAACCTTATTTTTTAAATATAATTTATGTAAATCACCACACATGGGTTTCATTGAAAATGGAATCTCGCATTTTTCAAATGTTTTCTTTACAAATGAATAATGATATATTTTAAATAAATGATTTGAATAAATTTTTACAAGATATAGAAACCAATTAAATAACTTATTATACATATATTCATTATTTCCACTACCTTGATTAATATCAAATTCTTTTATAAATTCTTCAACCTTATTATTTTTTACTAAGTTCCAGTAATGATAAAATAGATTCTTAGTATTTTTTTGTTCGATAATAATTGGTTTATTACCTTTCAAAGCTCTTAATTCCTTATATTTTTTATTTGAAAATTTAGTTCTTTCGCCATTTAAACCATAAATAATATATCCCTGAAAATCTTTTGGTTTATTTTGCACAATTTCATTAATGCTTTCAAAACTAAGTTCATTAAAATTAATAATTGTTTTAGTAATACCATCTTCCTCTAATTTTTCAAAACTTTTAATTATTTCTGGCAAATGCAAATTAACATTATATTCTTGTACTTGTTTATTAAAATTTGCCACTTGAATTTGCGATATCATATTATTTCCTAATTCTCTAAAAGCATCTAGAATAATATTTTGCATTTCTATTGAAAATTCAATTTCCATAATTTTATTGTATTGTACTTTTGCAATTTCTTCATTTTTAAATTGAAATACTGCACAAAGAGTATTAAAATTACGAACTTGTGATGACACAATACGGTTTTCAGGATGTTCAATATTAAATACTAAAACTTTGTCATTCATAATTTCTTCTGGAATATTATCTAAATTGGTATTTGCAATTTTATTATTTTCATCAAACATTTCAAAAAATGTCTTTGCACTATTAAATTTGCCGGTACCAATAACTTTGCGCGTTGAATACATAAATTGTTTATTAAATTTAACTTCAATATTACTAGATAATAATTCTTTTGTAGATTCATCAATATCAATATCCATTTCATTATCATCGCTATTAATATTAGTATTAATTTCAGTTATACTATATTTTTTTAAACTTGGATTATATGTTAACATAGTACCCTCAGAAAATTTATAGAGGCGATATTTTTCAATAGTTGCAGTTGTATTAGCAGTTGTATCATTAGCATTATTTATAAGAAAATTTGTTCCCGCATTTGTTTTATCAATTTCATAAGTATTGCAAAATTCATCTAAACTAATTGATTTTGGAATACCTAGAGAAACAATTTTCATAATATTAATATCTAATAACATATGTCGACAAAGAATTGTAATAGGTTCAAATGGTTTATAACCCTTACAATTCTTATCATAGAATAAAAGCGCAATTTTTTCATTTACCATACGTCTTTTAATACCATAATTATAAAATAGTTTATATAGAAAATAATCTGTAAAAGTTTGTGTAATAGATGTTTCTGCTAATTTATACTCAATATATATATCACCCATGAATTTATAAAATTCATTTACCAATTTATTAACATATGTAAAAGTTTCTAGAGCCATTTTTTAGTTTTAACTAAGTATTTAGCTAATTTAAATAATAAATAAGTATTTTATATATTAATTAATTAATTGTTTATATTAATTAATTATGTGTTTATATTTCAATTTTTTAATTTGATTTAAGTAATATAAAAAAATGTAATGTAAAAATGTAATGTAAAAATTTCTTACTATAAGTAAAAAAATAATATTGATATAACTAGTGTAATATATATACATTCATTAAATGTTTTCTTGCTAAAATAATCTATAAGAAAATCATAACCTTTTATTTTGCATTTTGAATTATTAGAATCATTAATATTAATTGATAATCTATTAATAATAAATAATTCGCTAAATAATATTAATATAAATAATACTACGTAGCTAGAACCAATAATTGGCAAAGTTGAAAGAAATTTATTAGCAGGGACAAATATATTAACTATTCCAATAATCATTAACAAAGAACCCAACACTTTACCATTTGTAATACGCCATCCTTCAGATAAAGGACATTTTTTCTTAGCTTCGATTGCACTTATAAATTGCGTAAAATATATACAACATAATGTAAATATAAGACTAAATATAATACGTAAAATTGTCCATATTGAAAACATTTTATACTTATTATTTATTATCTAGATATATATTTAGTATATTTTAATTTTTTAATTTTATATTTTGTTTATATTTTTCAAACTTTATTACCTAACTATAAAATAATAACAAACTTTTATTATCTATATTTTATAATTTTTCATAATGCCTTGTAAAACTTTTAAGAGAAAGAATATTAAAGGCAAAAAGACTAAGCGTAATGCTCGTTGTCGTAAATCTCGCTCAAATATCAGGAAAATGAGAGGAGGAGCATCAGCATCAGCATCAGCATCACCACAAGTATTCGAATCCTATGTTTCTAGAACTTTAGATGCAGACCAATTAAGACTACAATCTGTATTAAATAAATTAGAACATTATTTTCCTGATGTAAAAACAGAATATGAACGTGAAAGATTGAAACTTATAGAAAATTGGACTAAGCTTACATATGCTACACAACATGAGTATGGTTATACATTTGTAGATGTCAGAAGAGATAATATTAATACGTTTATTGATGGGTTAATTAACGAAATAAATAAACAAAATAATACACAAAAATTTAAAATAATACTATCTAAAGAAATTAAAAAAATATTAAAATCATCAACATTATCTGAAGAATTAAAAGACTTTAATATTAATTTATTAACCAATAAATTTGACGAAATACTTGCATTTTTAAGTAGTCAAAAAATAATACCTAAACCTGATTTATCAAATGAACAAATTGCAAAAAATTTACAAGCTTCCCGTGAATTACTAAATGCAAGAAAAAGTAAAAAAGAAGCATCTAAAATGGCACAACAAGCACTACAAAATGCAGAAACACAAAAACTTATTAATCATGAAACTAATATGAAAAATAATCACGCATATAGAACAAAATTTGAACGTGAAATTGAAATTTTAAACAACATTCATTCAGAATTAGTTAAATATAAACTCACGGATAGTGCTAAAATACTACATATAATTGCTAATTGGTATAATTACGATGATGAAACGAAAAAACAAAAATTAACAAATTTACTGACAAAATATCCCATTTAACCATTAGAATAACCTAAATTTATAAAACAAATCTAAAACTCAGCCGATAAATCAAACTCTTTATCCCCTGCTCCGCCACCAACACCCGCCTTACTATAATTACTAACTCGGTCTTCAAAACAGGATTTGTAAATCCCGTACGCAAACTTTTCATAAAGTCAAAAGGATTTGACACATTGTATATTTTTTTATATACCAATTGTAATAGTAATCTATCACCCACAAATTTAATATATTGCTTCATCATACCTAGTATAGAACAACTAATATATTTATAATAACTTTATTATAAAGGGGGGCTCATTTGATGAGCCCCCTTTATAATAAATAATTTAATTTTTATTTTTTCTAATAGTATAATAATTAATAATTATAATTAATAAGTATTAATACTACCTAGGTAGTATTAATGATAAGTTAAATTTTAATATTAATACTACCTAGGTAGTATTATTTAATAATGATTTAAATATAAAAATAAATATAAATATTATTTTTATAATTATAAAATATTATTTAATATTATAAAATAATATATCTATTAAAAATAATATATCTATTAAAAATAATATATAATTATAGTCTAAAAATTAACATTAATTAAAATAAATAATTATAAAATGAATAATAATAATATATCTTTACAAGAATATCTTAAAAAATATTCATCTATTAATAATAAATTTATTGATGATTTCTTTAATTTATATAATATTAATACAACAAATAATGATTTTGTTATAAATTTAAATAATGTAACTAAATGGCTAGATACACATAAACGTAATATTAAGAAAACTCTTATTGAATCATATCAACTTGATATTGATTATAAAATTAAAAAATTATCACCAAAAGGTAAAGGTCGTCCAGAAGAAGAAATTATGTTATCGCCTAATTGTTTTAAGCGTCTTAGTATGATGTCTAGAACAGAAAAAGCAGAAGAAGTTAGAAATTATTTTATAGCTATTGAAGAACATTTAGACAAATATAAAGGTTATATTATTTCTGCATTAAATAAGAAAGTTGAAAAATATGAAAAAGAATTAAAACCTACTCCTGAAATTGCAAAAACTAATGTTATTTATGTTCTTAAAACTAATCAAAAAATTGAGGATTTATATAAATTAGGTATAAGTAAAGAGTTTAAAAGCAGATTAGCAACACATCAATCTTCACAACCTGATAAATTAGATATTATATATGTATATGAAACTGAAATGATTCAAAAAGTTGAAAATTGTTTGAAAGGATTATTAAAAGATAAAGGATATAGAAAACGTAAAGAGTTTTATGAAATTGATATTAATATACTAAAGCAACTTATTAAAACTTGTGATTGTATGTCTCTTATAGTTAGAAAAAATCCAAAATTATTAAAAGATAGTGAATGTAAATATATAATACATATGGCTAATAAACCTAGTAAAAAAATTTTATATGATGCTACGTAATTATTATAATTAATTTTATTTTTTAATTTTATTTTGTTAAATATTTATTATACCATGTAAAAAATATAACAAAATTATTATTAAAAAATAAAAAATAAAATATTAATTATAAAACAAATCTAAAACTCAGCCGATAAATCAAACTCTTTATCCCCTGCTCCACCACCAACACCCGCCTTACTATAATTACTAACTCTATCTTCAAAAAAATTCGTTTTATTTTCCACACTTATATTTTCCATAAAGTCAAAAGGATTTGACACATTGTATATTTTTTTATAGCCCAATTGCAATAGCAATCTATCACCCACAAATTTAATATATTGCTTCATCATATCTACATTCATACCTAACATAGAACAACTAATACTATCTGTAATAAAAACTGTTTCAATATTAACGGCTTCTTCAATAATAGTATGAACCATTTTTTCATCCAATCTGTTTTCCGCCTTTAAATCATTATATAAAGCAATACTGGTTTCCGTATGACAACCTTCATCGCGAGCAATAAATTCATTACTAAGTGTTAATCCAGGCATCAAATTGCGTTTCTTTAACCAATAGATTGCGCAAAATGAACCACTGAAATGTATTCCTTCTACACAGGCAAAAGCAACAAGTCTCATAGGTAAAGATGATTCTTCCGATTTAGTCCATTTACAAGCCCAATCGGCTTTTAATTTAATACAAGGTATAGTAGTAATTGCATTGAAAATATGGTCTTTTTCAGTTTCATCAGTAATAAGAGTATCTATAAGGCGACTATACATTTCACTATGAATATCTTCCATCATTGCTTGAAAACGTAGACACGTTCGCACTTCTTTATAAGTAATTTCTTCAATAAAGTTCATATCTAAGTTTTCAGCAACAATACCATCACTCGCAGCAAAAAATGCTAATATATTCTTAACAAAATTTCTCTCAGTTTCGCTTAATTTAGTATTAAATTGCAATCTATCTTTACTAAGGTCTATTTCTTCAACAGTCCAAAATGTAGATAATTGTTTCTTGTAAAATTCATAATATTTATGATTATATATAGGCAAAAATGTATAACGATTAGAGATATTTTTACCTAATTTAAAATAATTATCAATTTGTTGAGATGACATTTTTTTGATGCTTATGAATTATTATAAATGATTGATTATAATATATGAATAAATTATTTTTATATTATTTTTTATTAGTATTATAATATTTTATTTTAATTTTATTTTTATATTTGTAAATATTAGTAAATATTAGTAATATAATTAAACTTTAATTAAATTTTAATTAAAATGATATCTAAACAAAATGATAAAATGATGTGTTTATGTGTAATTCTATTTATAATAGTTGTAATTTTTGGTATTATGTATATGACAAAATATGCAAATTCAATAGAATATTTTGATACTACTACTACAATGGAATCTGGAACTACTACCACTATGGCACCTACTATGGCACCTACTATGGCACCTACTATGGCACCTACTATGGCACCTACTATGGCACCTACTATGGCACCTACTATGGCACCTACCACCACATTGTCATCTGGAACTACTACCACATTGTCATCTGGAACTACCACCACAATGGAATCTGGAACTACCACCACAATGGCATCTGGAACTACCACCACATTGTCATCTGGAACTACTAACCCAAATATAACACTTGCACCCACTACCACAATGGCATCTGGTACTACTACCACAAGAGGCGCTACTACCACAATGGCATCTGGAACTACTACTACAAGAGGTGCTACTACCACAAATCCTTTAGGAACTGTCCCGATAACAACATTTGGATATAAAATAAATCAAGATTCAAAACATGGATTAGATAGTAATCCACAAACAAATATATATCAGAAAAATTTTGATGGTGCTTCTAATGTATATGCTCCATATATTTATCATAAAATGGAACCTTTTGCACCATTAAATTTATATGACGATAAATATTCACCATATTAGAAAAATTTAATTTTTTTAGCAAAAATTGATTTTATTAGTAAAAATTGATTTTATTAGCAAAAATATAAATTATTATAACAATTTCAGAATTAAAAGATGTCTCGCATTAATTCTAGGATGACGTTCGAACAAATGGAGACTGCATTAGCCAATGGTGCAGACCCAAATACACGCTGCGAAAGAGATGGTTCAACTCTTTTGATGGATGCTTCAATATGGGGACAGTTGGACAAAGTGCAGTTGCTTCTGAGGTATGGTGCCAATAAAACTTTAACATTTGACAATAGTCCTTTGTTTGAGTTTCTTCATAATCCTAATTTTAAGATTCATAATCATACTGCAAAAGATAGATTACAAATTGCAAACAAAGCAAACAATATTCCAAATTATGATAAAATATTAGCTCTTTTGTAAAAACAAAACACATTTTATTTTAAATTTTTTTTATATATAAAGAATTTTATAATAGATTCATATGTATTATCATTCATCATTCGTCATTATCTAATTCTGCAAAACCTGCTTTTGTTCCACCATCATATGCCTTAGCATATCCTTTTTCTATCATTTGTTTACTCATTGGTGTTTCATTACCATCAATAAATAATTCACCAAGTAGCCGTCCATATTTATCAAAATCTAGACATTCTACCATAATAATTTTATCTAGTATTTGACTCCTAAGAAAATCTCTTGCAACTATTGCTGCTTTTTTTTCATTAGCATTTTTAGATTTTATTTCTGGAGTATCAATACCAATTATACGAACAATCCATTTATAACATTCATTGCTATTTGGCATTTTGAATACAATATGACAAGTATCACCATCATATACATGAACACATTTAGCAAATGTTCTATAACCATTTAGACTAAATTTACTAGTTTTTGTAGTAAATTCATTAAGAATATCACGGTCAGATTGATTTAATGTAGAAAATATATTTCTAGATAAAGACATTTTTATGTTATGAATCTTATATATATTCTTATGTTTATGCTTATGCTTATGCTTATGCTTATGCTTATGCTTATATTTTATGTTTATTATTTACTCATATTTATTTTATATTTATATCTAAAAAAATATAAATATTATAATATATATATATAAATAAATAATATGGAATTAAATAGTAGTAATAGTTTTTTAGGTTGTACATTAAAATGTTTAAAAAGTGCAAATTCTGTTTATAGTAGTAATATTTCAGAAAATATTATAATAGTATCTACTTGTTTTTTTATTTCTAGTAATTTTAATATTTCTAAAAAAACATTTAAATATATTAATGAATTAATTAGTAATATTGAAAGTTTTCAATATAAAATTAATAGGTTTACATCAAATCCTCAAAGATGGATTTACAGAGTATATATTGATGAAACTATACTAAATTTAATAGATATTATTTCTCGTTTAGAATCTTATAATTTAACAGCGCAAAATAAAAACAATTCTAATATAAATGATATTTATACAAATTTAATAAAAAATAAAAATAATCTTTTGTTTATTCATTCATTAATTACTAAATATATAGAAAAAATAAAAAGTTTAGAACCTATAGAACCTAAATATTTACAAATTGAATTATATACATATAATTATAATACTCTAGACAAACAAAACAATAATGTTAAGGTTAAATTAACTAGTGATCCAACTTTTATAATATCAGGTCATTCTGAAACATTTGGTACTTTATTTAGATTTCATCCATTAACAGATAAACGCATTGGATATGTTATTATGAGAAATTGTTCAACAAATTTAACACCATTAGATATTATGATACAAAATTATTGGATAGAGGTTAATAAACTTGAATATATGGAATATATTTTAGATAAATATAATTTTGTAAGCAAAGATCTATTTGCAAATCCATTATATGAAACTATTTATAAAAATAAAAATGTTTCTAATCAAGTAGTTTATAAAAATGGTAGGTATTTATTAAATCAAGATGAATTTTTATTGCAAAGAGTTGCAGCAGGGTTATGCAGTATTAAATTAGTTAAAAAACAAAATGAATATGAACTATTATTAAATAATTTTAAAACACAATATATAGATAACACAAAACTTGCAAATAAATATAGATATGGTATAGATGAAATTATTATAAGATATTTAGTACCTTATTTTAGAAATGGATATAAAAGGAAAAAACAAAATCACGATTATATAGAAGAATATTATTTATTACTATCAAAATCCCCTAAAACACAATCTAATATTATAAGCAAAAGAAATTCAAATAATAGTAAAATAGATAATCAAAAAACATTTTCTATAATATTATCAGCCACAAAAACTAATACTTGTTTATATAAAACTTGTAATGAAATTTGTAATTATAAACACGATGCAAAAATGGTAAATTGTTCTTTAACTAATTTAATATTTGGAGTAGACAATGCAAAAACTGTTGATAACTTATTAGATATTTTAGGAAACCAATATGTTGAATTATATAATTATATTGGAACTTTATTATTAGATGGAATAAATACATTTCCTCTAGATAATTTACCAGAAATGGCAATACTAAAAGGTTTTGATTATAAAATAAAATATAGTTTTATACTTAGTGATTTTATAAATGATGATAAAATTGATAATATAAATATATCTGAATATGTAAAAAAATTTTTATTTTTTGAACAAGTAATTTTAAATACAACAGTTGCTGATAATTATGTTACAGTTGCTGATAATTATTTAGGTTTACTAGATAAAGCTTATTCTTTGTCTAATTTTAAACCACTTGTTATATACCCAAAAAACTTAGTATTATTTGATAGATCAGAAAACCTTAAATCAATACCAATTTCAGATATTTTTTCTTTATTATCAGACAAACATGGTTTAACTTTTGATATAGAAGAAAGTCAAAAAACTCATGCACAACCTAATTCTATAGCAACTGGTGGAACACGTAAATTATATAAAAATAATAAAAAATCTAAAAATATTCTAAAAAAATTTAAATCTAAAACATTTAAATCTAAAAAACATAATAAAACTAAAAAAATATAAAACTAAAAAACATAATTAAACTAAAACACATAATAAAACTAAAACACATAATAAAACTAAAACACATAATAAAACTAAAAAAATATAAAACTAAAAATATCAAACTAAATACATTATTTACATAAATCCATATTTTTTTGCAAAGTCATCAATACTCATAATTTGAATACCTTTTTCTCTTGCAGTATTTAATTTGCTACTAGATTCATTAATATCTTTTGCAACTACAAGTGTTGTTTTACCTGTGATTCCAGAACCAATTTTTCCGCCACCATTAGTAATAGCATCTTCCATTTCTGCATTTCTAACACCTGTAAAAACAATACTCATATTAGCAAATTTGGTATTAGTGGTAGCGCTAGAACTACTTCCGGAACTACCACTTGCAGATTCCTCCAGATTTATTATTTTAATCATCTTGTGTAATTCTAGCCATTCTAAAAACTTTGGCATACCTTTAATGAATATATCCGTGGATTTATCACTAAAACCATCAATACTCATAATATCATCTTTAGTAATTTTCCCCTTTTTCCATTTTTCAAGAAAATTTGGCATAGCATCAATAATAAGTTTAAATTTCTTTTCACCTAGACCTAAACCAAAGACATTACTAGCCATCATAACTCTTTCAAGTTTTTGAGGATTATCAATAATTTTATGAATAGAATTATAAACATTTGTTGCGCTTTTGAGTTGAAATCCCTCTAGCGATGCTATAATATCAGGTGTTAATTGTAAAATTGTTTTTACCTCATTATATCCTGCATTTACAAATTTCTTTACAACACCATCACTTACACCAGCAATTTTCATTACTTCAAAAAATGCAATGATGCGTTTTGTATTAACATCTTCATTATCTTCAATATTATCTATAATTGCATCAACTTGGGTATCATTCCAATGCCATTTAAGTTCTTTATCTGGCATTTGTGCTTCCTTTGCGGATTTAAGGATTGAGTATATATAGGGAATAACATCTCCGCTTTTAATAATTTGTATTTCCGCACCGACCCCTATTTTATTATCAACAATATATCTTAAATTAAATCCAGATGTATATTGGTGAGTATCACCTCCAATAACAACGGGTTTATACATAATACGTGGGTTTAATGCCCCGTGCTTTGAAATATTATATTCTACATTAAGAACTACTGTATTTGCCATTTGTTCTTCTAGGGGCATTTTAAATGCAACTGCATATGATGGATAGCCATTCATAACTCTATTATGAGGTTTAGTATTATCTGTAAGAATAATACCATCAATTTCATATTTACTCTGTTTTTTATAATCTATTAATATTTCTGGCAATTGGCTTTCAATTATAGTATCATAAATAGTATATCTAGCTATATTTACTCCCATCTTTTCTAACATTTTAAATTGGTCTTCATATTTTAGATGGTCTGGAGCAATATATTCATAAAATACAATTTCCATATCCTTGACAATATTTGATTCGGGTTTTTTGCTATTTACAATACCTGCAATAAGACTTCTGGCTTTAGGATATTGTTTTGTATATTTTTTACTAAACATATCTTTACTCATAATTATTTCTCCGCGAATGGCAATATGGTCTGCCTTTTCGAGAACTTTTTGTATTGCAATAGTATTGAGTTTTCCTAAATTAATATGTTCTAAAAGCGGGGTAATTTCTTGTCCTTCATTACCATCACCATGTTTATATAAAAACATTTTGAATTGTTTATCTTTATTTCCTGTATCCTTATCTTGTTTTTCAATAATAAGTAGACAACTAAGTCCATCCAATTTTTCAGAAATAAGAATAGAATTTTTAGTGTCTTTTGGTGTATGGTCTTTTAACCATTTAGTAAGAACTTTTTCATTGGGTTTTACTTTATCTAGAGAACCCAAATAGTATTTAAGCTTTACTTTATCGTGTGTTTCATCAACTTTTGCACCGGTTAACTTAAATAATTTTGATTCGGGTTTTCTTGCTTTTAGACAATTTTCTAATATATCATAACTAGCATCTGTAAATAATGGTTTATCTGTATTAAAATAGGCTTCTTTAGCTTGAATTAATATTTTTTCTAAAAATTCTATTTCAATAGCTAATCCTTCCTCGTGAGGGTTAGATTCTAATTTTGCTAGTATAGCTTTAGTAATACGCCCAGATGCTTTTGCAGATGCCATTTTATTAAGATTTTCTTAATATGTATCTAGATACTATTTAAAATTTATATTATGTTTATATTTTATAATTTATAATTTATAATTTTCAATTTTTTTATATTAGTAATTTTATATTATTAATTTTTTTAGTAATTTTATAATTTTATATTAGTAATACATTAAGTTAAAATAAAAAAGATAATAAAAAAAAATAATAAAATGTATCTAGACCAAGATAAAAATAAAGATAAAAATAAAGATAAACAAATACCATATTTACTAATAATATTATCTATTGTATTTTTTATATTAGGCTGGTTTTTAGCAAATGGACAAAGTAAAACACAATATGTTAGATTAGTCGATATATTCATATATGGACCATATTTAACATATTTAGCTTTTCAAAAAGAATATGTTTTTACTATATTTGAAAAAATATTTTTATTATTTTTAGGTATTACAACAATTACTTATAATGGTAAAAATTATTTGCAGATTAAAAACTAAATAGTATTTATTCATCTAATAACATTAAACCCATTGCTGCATAATTATGTAAATCTAAAAGTGTATCTCTAATTTTTTCATCATCTACTAAATTTACACCATTTTTAGTAATTGATAAAGATCTTTGAATCTTATCCTCTATTCTCATTAGAATACCTATTAAGCCAAATTTTGCAAAGGCATCGCCATAATCTGCATTTTTTTTAGAAAATAGTTCTAGTGCATCATTTTGTATTGCTTTCATTTGCTCAATACGATTCATTTTATTATTTTATTATTTATCTAGACTATTATTTATCTAGACTTATATTTATATATTTTAACTTTAACGTGAATTTTTTAGTGTAGACATATTTTTTTGTAAAAAATATAAAACAATATAAAACAATATAAAGATAATTTTACATGTATATTTATAAAATTAATGATAAATTATAAAAAATGGTTTCAAATGAAGGTATATATTTACTATATACTAGAGAAATGATAACTACAAATGAAAATATATATAAATTAGGAAGAAGTAATTATCTAGATAATAGAGTTAAACAATATCCTAATGGTTCAAAAATATTATTAATGATAAATTGTATAAATTCTATTTCTTGTGAATATAATCTAATAAAATTATTTAAGGAAAAATTTATTCAAAAAACTTATTATGGTAAAGAATATTTTCAAGGTAATTGTTTGCTAATGATTAAAGAAATTTGTGATTATGTAAATAATCAAGTTAATTCAGTGTCTCGGAAAGTTAAGGTAGTGAAACAGAAAGTTAAGGTAGGGGCTCAGCAGGTTGAGGCAGTAGCTCAGCAGGTTGATGCAGTAGCTCAGCAGGTTGAAGCAGTAATTAATACTAAGAAGGATAATAAGAAGGATACTAAGAAAGTTGATAAAAAAAAATCTGATAGAACATGTCCTAAATGCAAACAATATTTCTGTTATCCAAGTTTATTGAAGAGACATTTACAATTTTCATCAAGATGTTCAATGACAAATGAAGAACTTGCTAATATTTATAATTCTAATAATAAAAATGTTATCAAATGTTCTTGTTGCAATAGAGAGTTTTCTAGAAAAGATTCATTAAATAGACATTTGAAATCATTACAATGTTCTAAATAATTTTTTATAAATTTATAAACTTAAGTTTTTTGTAAATTTTTTAATTTTTTTTGCCAAAAAAATTTTTTTTTTTTTCAAAACCTCCCCCTCTCTGGCGAGTGGTGGTGGTGGATACTGCTCCTAAACTAAATTTATCACCTAAAATACTAGTATTTTGCACTAGGTGCAATTGTGGTTGACTGTGTTGAGACTGCGCCTTGCAATGTGTTAGAATCTGCTCCTAATTATAATTTCTATATAAAAATATAATATTATAACTCAAATAAAATAAATATTATATTTAAATATAATATTAATTAATATAAAAATATAATATTATATTTAAATATAATATAATATTTTAAAATATCATAATATAATTTAAAATGGCTGATAGAAGTTGCCCTACATGCAATTATATTTTTGAATATCCTAGTAGATTAAAAAAACATTTTGCAAATGTAATTAAATGTAAAAAAACAAATATAGAAATAGAAGACTATTTTGCTACTATTTATAATCCTAATCCTATTATAAAATGTTCTTATTGTAATAAAGAATTTTCTAGAAAAGATTCATTGAATAGACATATGAAAACCTCCAAATGTTTAAATCAATTGCAAAACCAAATTCAAATTCCAGACCAAATTCCAAACCAAATTCCAAACCAAATTCCAAACCAAATTCCAAACCAAATTCCAAACCAAATTCCAAACCAAATTCCAAACCAATTGCCAAATAATCAACAAATAAATAATACTACTAATAATCAAAATACAATAAATAATAATACAATAATTATAAATAATAATATAAATATTCAACATATAAATCCTTTTGGTTTTGAAGATGTTAGAACTATTCCTATTCCAGAGATGAAAACAATTTTAAGTTCTGGAGAAAATGCAGGATTTCAAATAATTAAAGCAATTTATAATAAACTTGAAAATAAAAATTTTTATAAACCTAATATGAGTCGTCCAGAGATAGCATGTCTTAATACAGAATTTAATTTAACAATTTATAAATGCAAAGAATTTTGTGATACATTATTTGATAGATGTATAGCATTTCTACATCATATGTTATATTTATGTAAAAATGAATTTTCAAAAACAGCAATAAAGAATATTTATGATAATATTGAATATATTGAAACTACTATGAGAACAGAAATATATGATAAACAATTACAAAATATTATAGAATCGGAATTTAGAAATAATAATCTAGATAATAAAGATAGAATTAAAAAATTTATTAAAGAAATAAAAGAAAATACAGAAACAAAGGAACAATCTAAATCTTTACTAAATAATATTTTATTACTTAATAATGATTCACATAATGAATATAAAATATCAATAACTGAAGATGAAATAAATAAAGTTTTTGGAGATCCAAAAGTTATAGTTGGATTAAATAAAAAAGAATTTAGAGAAGAATTTCATTTTAAAAGATATGAAGAAACTAAATTTTATAAATTCTGGACAGATAGAATTAAAAATGAAACTGTATATATAAATAAATGTAAAACTGCAACTATTGGAGATATTAAAACTATTAAAACTAGAACAACAAAAATAGAATTAATGTTAAATATAATAAAAGCAAGAGCTGATAATCTTAAAGCAGGAGATTTAATTGATATTGATGTTGAAGATTTTACATTTGATGAAATTGCAAATGATGAAACTGAAATATTTTAATATTTCTAAACTTTTCTAAACTTTTCTAAAACTTTTTACTTTTTTATATTTTCTAAACTTTTCTAAAACTTTTTACTTTTTTATATTTTCTAAAACTTTTTACTTTTTTACTTTTTTATATTTTCTAAAACTTTTTATTTTTTTTTATTTTCTAAACTTTTCTAAAACTTTTTATTTTTTTTTATTTTCTAAACTTTTCTAAAACTTTTTATTTTTTTTTATTTTCTAAACTTTTTCTAAAACTTTTTACTTTTTTATATTTTCTAAACTTTTTCTAAAACTTTTTATTTTTTTTTATTTTCTAAACTTTTTCTAAAACTTTTTACTTTTTTATATTTTCTAAACTTTTCTAAAACTTTTTATTTTCTAAACTTTTTCTAAAACTTTTTACTTTTTTATATTTTCTAAACTTTTTCTAAAACTTTTTATTTTTTTTTATTTTCTAAACTTTTCTAAAACTTTTTACTTTTTTATATTTTCTAAACTTTTCTAAAACTTTTTATAAAATTGAAATAAATTATAATAAATATAAAATAAAAAATAAATAAAAAATAAATAAAAATGTCATCAATAAATAGTTTTCAATTTACCCCTGCAAAAATTGTTAATTCAGATATAATTATACCATTTTATAGACCTGATGACCCAGTAGATGAAAAACAACAAGAAGAATCATTAGACCCCTTAGAAACCTTAAATAACACATTCATATTAGAAATATTACATACAGAATACGAGCAATTTTTTGCAATTGTTCCGTTTATTCATATAACACAAAAATATATAGATATAATAACAAATATATATGAAAGTTTAAGTAAAATTTTAACATATGAAGTAATTTGCAAAATAATACAATATTATATAATAGATACGTGTCCAGAACTTATTACATTGTATAATTTTGACATCATTCTTAATATGTATCCTCACTATATATTAAATAATAGTGAACTTAAAATATATCCAGATATAAATTATGATAAAGAATATATTAAAAACTTAATCCACAATAAAAAACTAATACTAGGTTCTAAAAATCATTTTGGTAAATGTAATAAAAATATTAACATATTAGATAAAGAAGATTCGGAATATATTAGTTCATATTTTCATAGTTATACTAATACATATTCTCCAGAATGGAGATGTTTTACAAGTGATATATAAAACTTTTTTTATTTTTTATAAATAATTAAAAAATTATTAATATATATATATATTAATTAATAACTAATAATTAATAACTAATAACTAATAACTAATAAATGATATCAAAAAAACTATCTAGTAAAAATTCTATAAAATCTAAAAATTTTAATAATAAAACTAAAAAAAATACTAAAATAGAATTAAATCTATCAAATATTAAAGATATATATAATGATATAATAAAAAATTGTTCTGATGAAAATATTAATATTATTATTGAATTTTTATTAAATTATTATTTATTATTAAAAGGGTTAAGAAATATTTTTCAAATATATATTAAATCTAAAAAACCATATAATATTCTAAATAAATTAATATTAGAAAAATTTAATATAAATTTATATAAAGCTCAAAATAAACATATTCGTCTTATAATTTACAATCCTAATAAATTTAACATTAATGAATTAGATAAAACTTTTATGGAAAAATATGCACTTCAATTAGGTAAATTTTATGTTTGTGCTTCTAATGATTTTAGTAATTGTAATGGTAGAACTACAATATTAGCAAGAAAACTTAAACCTTTATTATGTAAAAATAATAAAAAAGTGTATATTAGAATTGAACTTTATGCACAAATGTGTAATTATTCTGACATTGCAAATAAAAAAAATATTGATAAAATATTTAAAATTTTTAAACCTATACAAAAAACACTTAAAGAATTTGATAATAATTTAATTATTGAAAATGATTTTATTTATTATTAAGATTTATTAGATATAATTTATTAGAAATAATTTATTAGAAATAATTTATTAGAAATAATTTATTAGAAATAATTTATTAGAAATAATTTATCTTAAATATAGAACCTAAAATAAGTAATGTTCCAATAATACTAGTTTTTTCAATTTGTTCTCCACTAAAAATATATCCCCAAATATATGAAAATATCACACCAATAAATATAATACTATTAAATTTTAGTGTAGATAATCTTGGAATTGTAAAAAATCTTAGTACATAACCTAGAAAACCAATAATGGAATTAAATAATATCAATGTTATCCAATAATTTATATCTAGATTAATTAATTTAATATTTTTGATTAAATATCCAATAGATAATAAACCACCAAATAAGTATGTTTTTATAATTTGTGTATAAGGTGATATTGATGCTATATCGCTTTTTACCATAAAGTATATTAAACTTTCAGATAGTGCGGATATTATACCTGCAATAAAGCCATTTTGTTTTATATCATTTGTTTCATTTTTTTCATTTAAATTATTTTTATTTTTAAATATTTCAATTTGTGTTTGTATTGGATTGTTTTGATTTTCTTGTTGCCCTTTGTTTTCTTGTTGTCCTTGATTTTCCTTATTATAAATTAAATATACACCTATAATAGCAATTATTATATAAATATAATTTATTAATTTTATTTTTTCATTATAAAAAATAGTTCTACCTAGTAAATTAAAAATAGGATATGTATAAAATAATGAATAACTTACACCAGATGGTAATAACTTGAAACTAGTATATGAACTTATGATATGAATTAAATTTATACAACCCATAAAAATTATACTAAATAATGACATAGAATTATTATTATCTTTTTTTTCTTGTTGATTTATATTTGTAATATTATTTACAAATAGTCCAATAATACCTAATATTGAATATGAAATACATCTAACCGCTATTTGCACATCTAATGTAGTAGGTATTAATTTAATAAGTTGTGGATAAAGAGAAAGAGCTATTTCAGAACATATTAAGGGAAATGTAAAATCAAAATTATTTTGTTTATTACTAATTGACATAATTTCTATATTAGTTATATTTAATATCTATATTTATTATCTTTTTATTATTTTGGTAATTATTTTGGTAAAGTTAAATTTTTATAAATATAAAAGATTAAAAACAATATATAAAAATAAAAACAATAGAAAACAATATATAAAAATAAAAACAAAGTAATTATTAATAATAATAATAATAATAATAGATATTTTATAAATTACAAATATGTCTGTTGTTGATTTAAAATCATTAGTAATTTTTGACAAATCAATAATTATTAGTAATAGTGGTGAAGTACAAGATAATGAAGGTTCACTCGGTCAATTAAGATTTAATCAAACAACACTTAAGTTTGAAGGTTTTCATAGTAATGCTGGTGCAGATATAGATGGCAATGTTTGGAGACCATTAACACAAGATGTTGCCTCATCTACTACATTAGGTGTTATTAGAGTTGGTACTAACTTAGTAATAAATCCCGCAACAGGATTATTATCATCCATTGCCTCAGGTTCTGGACGCATTAGACAATTAGTTATTACAGTATCACCAATTGCCAATGCCGCCGATTTTCAATCTATCAATGATGCAATTAGCAATGCAATTGGAACTCCTGCAGGTGGTTATATAGATGGTTCAATTACGAGTATTATTGGTTCAGCTCCATCGCCAATTTATCCTTTTGTTATTCAATTAGCACCGGGACAATATAGTGAACCTTTGAACCAAATATTATTACCAGATTATGTTTCACTCCGCGGGGAAGATAATTATAATTCAGTAATAACGCAAAACACAGGTAATACTACTATATCTACTGGTTCAATGATAATACTAGGCGAAAATTGTGAACTTACAAACCTTGTCGTAAATCTGGCAGATGATGCAAGTTCAGCCGTATCTAATGCAATATATTCATTAAATAAAAGCAACGTATCTATTGATAATTGCATTTTTAAGTGCAATGAAAATATTAATACAACTACATCTATTTATAATATGTTTATTAATGGTGGTTCAAATAATAAAGTAAGCAATTCGCAATTCATTATGAAAACTAATGATACTGTCAATGATATAGAATGCATCAGTATAAATAATACCGCGTTACAAGTATTAAATAATGTATTTAATATTGCTATGCCAAATGCTACCAACTCAAAAGCAATAGTATTAAATAATTGCAATGATACAGAATCAATATTGGATAAAACCTACATAGATGGAATCACAATATCTAATAATTATTATAGTAATGTGTCTGGAAATACAAATTATGGTATTGCATTATACGATAGTTCAGTATCTATAACTAATTCGGCAATTGAAGTTTCAAATGATCCATCTATTACTACAAATTATGGTATAGCTTTTAATAGTACTACTAATATTGCCATTGTAACAACATCAAGTGTTGTCAGTTTTAATAATACTAATAATACAATTAATAGTAATAATATATCATTTGCCAATTTTATAACAGCTGGATTTATAAGAGGTCAGTATATATCATTAACAAACACGGCATATAATAATGGCGTCTATAAAATTAAATCTGTTGATTCTGCATTGCAAATGACATTAGAATCTAATTTCAGATTAATAGAAGAATCCGAAATTGATAGTCCATCAACTACTGTAAAAGCACTTTATACTGTAGATATAACAAATACAAATATCAAGGCATCAACATATAATTTTAATAATTTAAATTCTACAAACAACTATGTCATCAATACTTACAATGTAATTACAGATTTAAGTACTAATATAATTACACCATCATATATATTTTACACTACATATAAAACTATTACAGTTGGTAAAGCTAATTGTAATTATAGTTCATTAGTAGATGCAATGAATTCAATTACCGATTCCAGTAGTAATATTCGCTATATTATTAAAATACAATCTGGTACATATCAAGAAAATACTGCTGTAATTTGCAAACAATATGTAGATATTGAAGGTTCTGGAACAGATAATACAATTTTACAATTCTATCGATATGATACTACTGGAGGAAATATATCTACTAATGCAACTTGTATAATATTAGCATCAAATGTAGCTTTACGCAATTTATCTATAAATAATAGTAGTACGAATTCAGACCCTAATACAACATCAATAAATATTTCACATACTGCTGCTATTTTAAATATAACATTAGAAAATCTTTATATTAATGCCCTATCTAGTTCCAAATACAATGTTGGTTTATATTTAAATGGTGTAGATAATATTTATTGTAATAATATTATTACAACTATTGATGGTTCTAGTTCTACAAATAATTATGGTTATAATTTATTTGGTGTAAATGATTTTAGATTTTATAATATAAGTATTACAATTGAGTCATATGCAGACTATAACTATGGCATATATGAAACCAGATGTAATGGAGAAATATATAATCCATCTATTAATGTTAATATAGGTGTATTAGCTTTTGGCATCTATAGTTTTTTTGATAGTATTCTTGCTCATAGTATAATACAGATATATAATGGTCAAATAAAAGCCACCGATTATAGCATATATGCAGATAATTATTATACTTTTATATGTCAAGGTTTGCAATTAGTAGGTGATACTTTTACAAGTAGTATAGAAAGTCGCATATTTTGTATTAGTTGTTATAAGCATGAAATAGGAACAACCAATATTCAAAGTATCAATAGTAGAGGTCAAAACGAACAGAATCTATATAGTACACTTACCGTGGGTGATACAGCAGGAAAATTAAATTCTACCGGAACGGATAATGTATTTATTGGCGTAGATTCTGGTTCTAATGTATCAACAGCATCAAATAATACTTTTATTGGTTCTAATACTGGAAGAACAACAAATAATTCAGATCGCAATACATTGATAGGAGCATATGTAGGACAAAATATTACTACTGGTAGTCGCAATACAATTACTGGAGCATATTCTGGAGGTAGCTTAACAACTGGCGAATGGAATACAATTAATGGTGCTATGTCAGCTTTAAATTTAACAAGTGGTTATGATAACACAATAATTGGTACAAGTAGTGCTACTATGCTTACAACAGGTACCGAGAATACATTTATTGGAACTGGTTCAGGTTATACAAGTACTACAGCATCAAACAGTACATTTATTGGGGGAAATTCTGGAGGGTTAAATGAAACAGGAAATAATAATACTTACATTGGCAATGCTAGTGGTCATGATGGAATAGCTAATAGTAATAATGTTTTAATTGGCAATGATTCTGGATATACAAATCAATCTAGCAATATTGTAGCAATAGGTAATTCAGCAGGTTATAATAATACAAGTAGTATAAATAATACATATTTAGGATATCAATCAGGCTATAATAATACTACAGGAGATTGTAATACATATTTAGGAAAAAATACGGGATATAGTGCCACATCTGCATCTGGTGGTTTTAATACTGCAATCGGCAATGAATCCGGTTATTCTATTACAAGTGGTTCTAGAAATGTACTTTTAGGAGGTACAAGTAGTTCTAATGGAATTTCAAATGATAGTGCTGGTTGGTCTCTAACTGAAGGTAATGATAATATTCATATTGGTGTTAGTTCAGGTAATAATGCAACTACT